GCGTTAAAGCATTTGAGGACGGCGGGATCGTGGGCGGTAGTTCTTTTAGTGGTGATCGCGTAATGGCAAGAGTTAACTCTGGTGAATTAATTTTAAATACAGCACAACAAGGCGTCATAGCTGCACAGCTCGGCGGCAGCGGGAATGGTGGCGGCAGCAACGCGCCGATTATAATTCAGATCGATGGCAGGGAAGTTTTTAGAGCAGTCAGAGAACAAATAAAATCTGGCGCGAGGTTAAGCGCATGAGTGTAAAATTTTACTATTATAATTTAGTCAATCAAGGGCCAACGGTAGCGACGGCGACAAATGAAAATTTATCCTTTCCGGTTTCAAATTTAAAAGACGCGAGAAGCACTAAATCATTTAGGTCAACGACAAGCTCAAGCGTAATTGTTTTTGATTTCATAACCGTTGAAATAGTTAATTCTATAATAATCACGGCAAATAAAATAAATGGTTACAATATAACGGCGCCAATTACAATCGAAGCGAATGGCACTGACACCTGGGCTGCGCCAGCGTTCACCACAACAATCACAAGTCTCGACGATGATTTCGGCTATACCTTGAAAGAATTCACAGATCAGAGCTATAGATTCTGGAGAATAACTCTCTCGTCTGCGATTTACGTTGAGCTTGGAAACATTTTCATTGGCGCAAAGATGGAGCTCGGGACAAGAAAGAGAAGTGTAAATTTTGGCTGGTCTTACGATAATAATGATTTATCGAAGGGGCAAACAAACAGATACGGACAATCTTTTTTTGATGAAAACGTGAGCCAGATATCTATTTCTGGCAACCTTGATAATCTTAACCTGGCTGAAATAGACAACTTCTTTGAGCTCTTTGACTTCTGTGGAATCACAAAGACTTTTTATTTTTTCATCGACTGTGACGGTTTTATAAATAACAAGAATAGATTTCTTGGGCATTATCGCCTGACCGATAGACCATCTGTAATGAATAAATTCTTTGCTCTTTATAGCACCTCGATTAAAATTAGAGAGGTTAATTAAGTGGCGCACTATTTTTTAATGAAAGAACTTGAAACAACACTTGAGCAGTCAATCGAAGTAACAAGAGAACTCGGCATAAGGCTCAAGGCGATTAGACCATATTTATTTTTAAACAACTTGACGATTAGAAATTTTAGGCTTGCGGTTTTTAGTGGATCGACAGAGGTGGCGACAACTGCCACGTTTACGGCGCAAAACCTAAAGGACTCTTTATCTACGGCGAATAGCTACTGCGCAGTTAATTACTACATAAGGTTTTCGCAATCAGTTTTTTTAAAAAAGGGAATCTATACCGTTAGACTAATCTCATCAAGTTATTCTTATTCGACAAGTGAATTTATTGCGTGGATAATCGAGCATGAGAATGAAAAAAACGCAATGTCATACGTCAGATTAAATGACACCGAGAATAGTTTTGCGTTTGATTTATTTAGGTTTTAAATATGAGAATAATAGATTTAAGCACGGGATTTACAAGCAATAGCGCGCCAGTTGTTACTGCTCAACTCATTAAACATAACTACGCGGCGACGACAAGCCCGACAATTAACGAGGACACTGGCGATGGTTACGAAGTCGGTTCAAACTGGATTAATATCACGCTAGACAAAGCATTTATTTGCGTTGACGCCACACTCGCCGCCGCAAAATGGAGAAGGATTGACATGATACCACTGAAAGTAACAAGCCAAGCATTGATTGACATGTCCAGTACGAATATTTCAAGCGCGACCTATGTGGAATTAGTCGCCTCTTCGGTTGGAATTATAAAAAAAATCCAAGCAACGTATCAAGATGGCGATCCTTTAATTTTAGCTACAGGCGCGGCAGCCTCAGAGGTTTCCCTGTGCTATATCCCTGCGGGCGGAACTGATTCTGGCGTTGAGGTCGACATCCCTGCCGGAACAAGAATTTCGGTTAAGATAGTCGCTGGCGGCGCGACGAATGTGTCCGATTATTTAGCGATTAACTTTTTAGGTGAAGCATGAAAAAATTTACAGTCCTACTATTTTTACTTTTATCCACGCGAGCATTTAGTATTGGCGAATGGTTTGTTTCGGGCGACAACGTCAAGACTTTTAAAAATGGTTCGCTCTATTCTTCAGGGCTTTATTATAATACCAGCCTTGTTGATCCGAAATCGGTGGCGACAAACGGAAGCAAAGGCTCGGTAATTTCAAACGCAAACGGCATTTATTATAAAAATGATTCAGGCACCACAACTAATTGGCTTAAACTTTTAACTGATACCTCGCTTCCAACGATAGGGACTTCTGGGCAATTGCTCGCGGTCAACAGCGCCGGAGCGGCTAATGAATACAGATCACTTCTTGGCACGGCTAACCAGATCACGGTAGTAAGCGCGACCGGATCGATCACGCTATCAGCTCCGCAAAACATTCACACAGCAGCATCGCCAACATTTACAGGCATGACTATGAGCGGATTAACAGCTTCTAATTTTATTAAAACAGACGGCGCAAAAACTTTTGTTTCAGCATCGGGAGTAAATCTTGCCAGTGAAGTTAGCGGAATTTTACCCGTTGCAAATGGCGGCTCTCAGAATAAATTACTTAACCCGTCTTTCGAAGAGGCAGTAGCAGGAGAAAGCTGGACTTCAACATCTGGAACTTTGACAAACGTAACAGCGGATACGGTTGACGGATTAAAGTATGCCCAAGTAGCACTGACAGCTCAGGTGCTAAACTTCTCTCAAACAACTGCCACGAGCGCGTCACTGGTAGGATTGCAAGCGGAGGCTTCCGTTTATGTAATGGCACCTTCGACAGTAAATAATTTACAACTATGCGCTAGGGTAAATTCAGCGGACACATTAACTTGCTCTGACACTTTTTCTGGCACTGATTCATGGCAATTGAAAGCGATACCTTTTGTTTTAGGATCGACTAACAACGGACTGGTTTTAAAAACTACCGGAGTAGCAACGGGTAATATCGCAATTGATAATGCTCGCTTAATAATTGGCGATGTAAAAAACACTGCTAGCGTAGTAACGGCGTGGCAGTCATACACTCCTGTCTTCACTGGATTTGGAACGGTCACGACTTCTAATTTAAAATGGCGACAAAATGCGACTAACGTAGAAATCGCCGGAACTTTTGTGTTGGGAACAACCACAAATACAGAGCAAAGAATGACTCTACCAAACGGCTACACTGGATCGACAATAATCACAGTGCTTGAGCGCGCTGGGGATGTTGCCGCCAATATCAGTCTTGGTACTAGTCAGCTACTTGTACTAAGAGAGCCAAGTGTCTCTTATGTGACTTTTGGTACCCAGGTATCAGGAACGGCGGGGTTGTTAAAAACTGCCGCTACGGGGCCATGGCCGTCAGCAGGCCAGATACTTTCTTTACAAGCGACTATTCCGGTCAACGAACTAGCGGGAAATGTTACTACTATTTCTCAGCCAGCACCACCATCAGCGCAAATCAAATGGGCGAATGTAGCAAATTGTTCTTTTACAACATCTAGTGGCTCTTTTGTTGACGCAGTAGATACAGATTGCACCTATGCTTCTGCCACTACTTTGGGAAGCACCGTGACCCCAAGCGCAGCGGGCGGGTTGGCGTTAAAGATTCCAACTTTAGCTGCGGGAAGATATAAAGTAACGGTAAACTCGGAAATGGCTTCTGTCGCTTCCGCCTCGTGTGGGTTTCAGCTAGTAGACTCAGCAAATTCTAAAACAATTGGTCCACAACATGCCTACTCAGTTCCTGGCAACGAGGGCATGACGGGGTCTTTCTCTGGCATAGTGGAATATAGCGCAACGGTGGCAAATGTAGAGTTTAAGTTACAAGTCAACAGCTCCGGAGGGGGCACCTGTCGCATAGGTATAAATAATGATATTTCTTCGACCTCAATTTCAATCGAGCCGATTGCTGCTAACATTGTCGGAAACTTTGTCAACACAATGAACACTTCCAGCGGGTCTGCTCATGATTTTTTCACCTTTAGCTTTGGCACAACAAATCTAGCCACAAACTGCACCTCCTCTCCTTGCTTTTTGGATCAAGGAACACAAACAAATATGCTAAGTGTTTCCCGCGAGGGCACTGGGCTTTATACTCTTAACTTTTCAAAAACATACGCCAAGATTTGGTGCCTAGGAAAGGGCTATGATACGACAAACGGAGACACTCAAATCAGAGGATACGTCGGTGGTACGCCTACGGTTAATATGTGCTCAAATTGTAATTCGCTTAGAATACAGAGCTATTACCAGACGGTAGCCTCATCTGACGTTTACGCAACCATAAGCTGTCATGGGTATTAATATGAAAATTTTATTATTAGCTTTTTTAGTTTCTTGCTCAGCGGTTCAGCTCAATCCTGAGCCAATCAAGTCTATTCCAGCCG